CCAGTCTCACGCAGAATCCCTCACACCCCTTTATATGATCAGTAAATAGGGAATGCTGGTAACTATCCTACATGGTGCATTTGGTTCTCGACTATGCATACTCTAGCCGTGGTGCATTTATATAGCGCCCCTCATGGCGCTGGGTTAATCACTCGTGGACTAACTTCGGGTACAGTGCGAAGGAAGCCTTCTGCCACCTCTGCACATAACCCTCCCAAGTGGGAAGAACCCCCACATAATTGTTGAGCTTATATATGTCCAAAACATTGCGAATATGAGCGTCCCAGTAAGAAAACGCCTTACTACCGTGGAAAAAGAACTCCATATGTATAGCACGCAACATGTCTGCACTCTGCGCCTCAATAGTCACAACCTTAGAGTGTGTGCAAACAAGCATAGTCTTATATAAAGACTTAATCTCCAAAGGGGCAACGTATGTCTTCTCTCCCAAGAATGTAAACTCAGCCTCCACAAATGAACGTTTCAAAAAGGTCGCTTGCGAAATGTGGATGTACGGCACACTAACAGCTTCCTTATCCGCCATTGTGTAGATAACGCCAATTTTAGCCAACTCTCCTACTATGGCCGTGTGATTAAACCACGGCGCCGAGGGTGATACGCCAGCAATATTGTCGTCACCATACGTCATCAATGCCACATTCTGCTTAAAAGTATTAACCTCTGAATCAGGGTTCAACTTAAAATAGCAAAAGCGCATGTAAAGAGCTCCAACCAAACCGTTGATGATGACGGTAAGGGAATGTCCCGACGGATTGGTACCCAAAAACTGTACCAATGTACCGTCAAACTCTGCGAAAGCGTAAGCTACATCATAAGCCATACCCCGCATACGCTGTAGATCTCTCTCACTATAACCTAACTCCTTAGCTATAATCAACAGAACGCGGAAAGCCTCGGTAATCCACAAAGCCCCTTGTCTCTTGTCATACTTGGAGTAATCTCCAGCCAATATCCTGTCGGCACCATGTTTCACAAGATAACGGAACATCTCTGCCCATTCCGCCGCCTGACAAACGGTTCCTGGCCCAGACTCGAACAAAAACTTGTTGTTCTGAATCATCCTTATAATAGGTAGATAATACTGTCTCATACCTATCGTCA